CCGCTGCTCAGGCTGCTGAGGTTGGTCGTGACGATGCGACTAAGAAGCCTGCAAATCAGGAAGGCATTGCAAACATCATCTATGGTGGTGCATGGGGTGCAAAGAATCTCGGTAACGTGAATGAGGGTGACGGCTGGAGATTTCGCGGGCGTGGTCTTATTCAGCTAACTGGTCGTAGCAATTACACGAATTGTGGTAAGGGTCTTAATAAGGATCTGACAACAGATCCGTCATATCTTGAGACGCCTGAGGGTGCTGCTCGTTCGGCTGCTTGGTTCTGGAAGTCTCGTGGTCTGAATGAAGTGGCTGACACTGGTGATGTTCGTAAGATGACAAAGCTTGTCAACGGTGGCGATCTTGGTCTCGCAGATCGTGAGCATCACTACCACGAAATTCTGGGTGTGCTAGGCGATCACTAATGCCTAAGAAGTACCCGGTGATCGGTCTAAAGCTGATCACCGGTGAAGACGTTATCTCCCATGCTCAGTTTGAGGAATTAAATCGAGCATGGGTTCTTTTCAATCCAGGGTTACTGGTTGGTATGACAAATAGTGCGGGTGCACCATCAGTAGGTATAACCGACTACATCCCCTTTACAACTAACAAAGTTATAACAATTTCTGAGAGAAATATTCTCTATACCTATAACCCAGACAACGAAATGATTACAGGTTATCATGGTAAGCTTGACTCAGAAGAGTTGCCTAAAAACGAGAACATTGTACCCTTTACACGCAAGTAATAACCGTATATAATGGCCGCATGACAAAATTCTATACCTTCGCCTTTCAAATCGGTGATACCATTCACGTTCGCGGCTACGAGAATGGTATTCGCTTTTCTGATCGCATCAAATATCAGCCGACCCTTTTCGTACCGTCCAAGGGTGGGCATGCCAAGTCTGGCTGGCGCAATATGTTTGGGCAAGCAGTTGAGCCCATGCAATTTGAGCGCATTCGCGAGGCCAAAGACTTTATCGAAAAATACAGCGATGTATCTAACTTCGATATCTATGGTCTGCCACGATTTCAATATGCATTTCTCAATGAAGAATACCCGGGCGAAATTCAGTATGATCGTGACCTGATTGAGATTGCCAATCTTGATATCGAGGTCGGCTCTGAGAATGGCTTTCCGACACCTGAGCTGGCGCAAGAGCCAATCACAGCCATCACACTAAAGCGCGGTAAGAAAATCATTGCAATGGGTTGCGGTGAATATCGACCGTCGCATCATGCTGTGCGATATATTCGATGCCGCGATGAGCGCGACCTGCTAGAGACGTTTCTGATCGAATGGGAGCGCGGGTATCACCCCGAGATTGTCACCGGGTGGAATATCACATTCTTCGATATTCCCTATCTTGTCAATCGTATCTCTAAGGTGCTAGATGAGAAGGCTGCAAAGCGACTGTCGCCTTGGGGCTTTATCTCGCAGCGCACGACCAATATCATGGGTAAGACGCAGACGGCAGTTGATATTGCCGGCGTCTCTACGCTAGACTATCTTGAACTCTACAAGAAGTTTACGTATTCGCAGCAAGAGTCATATCGCCTTGATCATATCGCTCACGTTGAACTCGGCGAGAAGAAGCTAGACTATTCTGAATATGGCTCGCTGCACAAGCTTTACAAAGAGAACTATCAAAAGTTTATTGACTATAACATCAAAGACGTTGAGCTTGTTGATCGCCTCGATGAGAAGATGAAGCTTATCGACATGGTTCTCGCCCTTGCATATGACGCCAAGGTCAACTACACCGACGTATTCACACAGGTTAAGATGTGGGATGTACTAATCCACAATCACCTGTGGAAGAAGAAGGTGTGTGTGCCTATGACTGGTGGTGGCAGCAAGGACGAGGCTTATGTCGGTGCATATGTCAAAGAGCCTATCGTGGGCGCACATCAATGGGTTCTGTCTTTCGACCTGAACTCTCTGTACCCGCATCTTATCATGCAGTATAACATCTCACCTGAGATGCTTGACAGAGAGCATCGTGTCGATATTACTGTCGATCAATTGCTTGATTCTAACTTCACGCCGCCAACGCGAGAAGGCTACAGTCTTGCAGCCAACGGTCGATATTTCAGCAATGCGCGACAGGGCTTTCTGCCTGAGATGATGGAGCGCATGTATGACAGTCGGTCCGAATACAAGCGCAAGATGATTCAGGCTCAGAAAGATGTTGAGTCAGCCAAAACGCCTCAAGAAAAGCGAGAGCATGAGAAGGCTGTATCTCGATACAAGAACATGCAGCTTGCGAAGAAGGTTCAGCTAAACTCAGCTTACGGTGCAATTGGCAACCCTTACTTTCGATTCTATGATCTTAATCAAGCCACAGCTATCACGGTTGGTGGTCAGCTTTCTATTCGCTGGGCTGAGGTCAAGATCAATGATCATATCAACAAGCTGCTCGGCACAACTGACAAGGACTATGTGATTGCCGTTGACACCGACAGTCTTTACATTACCCTTGATGATCTAATCAAGAAGATGTTCAAAGATAAAGACCCGACGAAGGAGCAGATTGTCAACTATCTCGACAAGGCCGCATCGCAAGGCTTTGAACCTATCATTGATCGAATCTATTCTAGCCTGCAAGAGCATATGAATGCTTTTGCCCAGAAGATGTCGATGAAGCGCGAGGTTATTGCAGACCGCGGTATCTGGACTGGTAAGAAGCGATACATTCTCAATGTGCATGACTCTGAGGGCGTGCGATATGAGAAGCCAAAGCTAAAGATGATGGGTATCGAGGCTGTCAAGTCTTCAACGCCAGGCGCATGTCGAAAGGCAATTAAGGATGCGCTTGATATCATCATGAACAAAGATGAGGCAACCCTTCAAGAATTTGTCGCATCTTTCCGTGAGCAATTCAACAAGCTTCCGTTTGAAGATGTTGCATTCCCTCGCGGCGTGCAGGGTCTGACAAAGTATTCGCGCGCAGAAAAGGGCATACCGATTCATGTGCGTGCGAGCCTTGCATATAATCGTCGCCTTAAGCAGCTTGGGCTTGATAAGACATATCAAACAATCAAAGACGGCGAGAAGGTTAAGTTTTGTTATCTTAAGATGCCAAACACGTTGGGTGAGAATGTTTTGGCTATCCCATCTATGCTACCGCCCGAGTTTGATGTGAGTCAATACATAGACTACAGAATGCAGTTTGACAAAGCATTCCTTGACCCGCTTCGTTCGATCCTAGACGTGATCGGTTGGCAGGATGAGGACCGACCAACCCTAGCTAGGTTTTTCACCTAATGTCATATCTAAATCACAACCTACCGACATTCACCTGCTACATGCGGAATGAATATCTGTATAATCATGAGAAGGGTCACGGTGAGTTTACGCTATGCGATGTGCATAGCGTTGCAAGCATGGAGAAGCGCGTGCCTCTCTTTGAGGCCTTTCTAGATAATGGCGTCAACTGGACTCGTCGCCCGTTGATGGCTTTCTGCTGGAAGATAGACGCACCAGTTCCAAAGATTGAAGATTGCTATTACTGGAACTGCTTTAGCCCGTATATTGACGTTAATATTCGCACTCGTATGGCTGGCTTGCGCGCACAACTAATTCGTTGTGATGGTAGCCGTATTGGTGGTGAATATATGTTTACTATGGATTGGTCATGGGAGAACAAAGGTATTCTAGACACAAACTTTAGTGAAACGCCTGAGCATAAGTGCGCGCATATGTTCAAGGTTGATGATGGTAATTTCTATGCATACCCCAACAATAGGATTATATGGCATGACGATGCGTGGATTGATGTACCACTTAGAAGTAACCCAGGATATCAGATTGACATGACAGTATATTCCGTAGAAAATAAGCGTAATCAAATCACAGACAACAGCTATATGACAGAATTCAAATCAACCAAGACACAAGGAGATAATACATGAGTAAAGATTTCTTCCGCGATATGGTAAAGCAAATCGCAGATGTTGATACACACATTGCAGATGATGGTCTGCATTCGTCAGAATTTGCGGGCACGATGGACACGGGTTCATACCTGCTGAATGCTGCACTATCTGGTAGCATCTATGGTGGTGTACCTAACAACAAGATCACAGTGTTTGCTGGCGAGAGCGCAACTGGTAAGACGTTCTTCGTTCTTGGTCTGGTACAGCAATTTCTTAAGGATAATCTTGATGCTGGTGTCATCTACTATGATACCGAAGCAGCCGTGACAAAGGAAATGTTTGTCGCGCGCGGCATTGACCCGCGCCGCGTTGTCATTTCAGAGCAGGCTACTGTGCAGGGCTTCCGCACACATGCGATGCGTATTCTTGACAACTATCTGAAGGTGCCTGAGAAGGAGCGCCCGAAGATGCTCATGGTACTTGACTCGCTTGGTCAGCTTTCGACTGAAAAAGAGATGGAAGATATCTCTGAGGGTAAGAACACCCGCGACATGACTCGGTCGCAGCTTATTCGCGGTGCATTCCGTGCGCTGTCTCTTAAGCTGGCCCGTGCCAATGTGTCGCTGCTGGTGACAAATCATATTTTCAATGTGATCGGTGCATATGTTCCCACAAAGGACATGGGTGGTGGCGAAGGTCTGAAGTATGCGGCCTCGCAGATTGTCTTCCTGTCTAAGAAGAAGGATCGTGACGGCACAGAAGTTGTGGGCAACATTATTCATTGTCGCCTGGCCAAGAGTCGCTTTACTAAAGAGAACAAGTCAATTGATGTGAGGCTTTCTTATGATGACGGCCTGAATAGGTACTACGGACTTCTTGACTTGGCTGAGAAACATGGTATAATCAAGAAGGTATCAAATCGATTTGAAATGCCAGACGGCGGTAAGTGGTATGGTAAGCAGATCGAAGAAGACCCGGAGCGGTTCTTCACTAAGAGTTTGCTTGATGCGATTGATGCCGCAGCAGGTAAGGAATTTAAGTATGGTCAAGGTCAGATGACGGAGAATGAAGATGAAGAGGAAGATACCGAATCAGCCGTTGGCTGAGTATACTGTCATAGATGAGCCGTCGATGACGGACCATCTATGCTTCGGTATTACGAATGGTAAGTTTGCTGGTACCAATTTCTATTTTCAGACAGTCAAGGTAAATGATATGGATGATGGTGAGGGTAATGCAACCCTCTCCTTCACCTATAAGATTTTAACTTCTACCTGGGAACAGACACCGGACATGCTTAAGG